CTCTGATGACAATGATGAGGAGTAATTGATGGCCAATTTACTTGGGCTAAATAGACTTAATATAGAAATCCCAGATGCTGGTATTATTCGTATTGTCTCTGGAGCAACAGTAACTATATACAATACTAATGCTGATGGAACATCTCCTGTTACTGTAGATGGTACTGTTAGTGTTGGTGCAGTTAAGTCAACACTATATGCAGATAGAGCTAAAGTCGCAACTAAGGCAAACCCAATAATTGCAGATTCCCAGGGATTAATAGAATTTTATACAGATACAATGGAAGTTCATTTCTTAATTACCACACCTAGTGGTATTACTTATGGTGTACCTTGGTTTCCAGTTTCTTTCCCAGGCGACCCAGATATTTTAGATATTAGATTATTTGGAGCTAAAGGGGATGGAGTTACAGATGATACTCAAGCTATTTTAAGAGCTATTGCTGCTTTAGGTTCCAGAGGTGGGGAAATTAATTTTCCTGACAATATATATCAGATTACAGCTAAGATTACAGTTCCACGTAATGTATATCTAGTTGGTTCTGGATATCTTGAAGATGAGGGTATTACTACATCTGCTACTATCATTCGTAAAGCAGCAACAATGACTACTACTGGTATCGAATTAGGTGCTTGTTGTGGCTTAAAGAATCTTACAGTCTCTGGAGTAGCTGGTAATACTGGAGATGGAGTTCAGATTAAAGGTAACTCTTGTGTACTTAGAGATGTGTCTATTTTTAAAGCTGGTGGAGTTGGTCTTAGGATTGGGCACTCAGATGCTACGAATTGTAATCATTGGAGATTATATAACGTAACATGCCGTGCTAATGTTAGTCATGGATTATATATCCATAGTAATGATAGTGATCCTAATAATGTTGAAGCTAATGCTGGTGCAGCTTTTGGAATCAATTGTAATCTGAATGGTGGAGATGGTATTAGGATGGGTAATGCGTCAATGAATTCTTTTACTGGCCATTCCTCTCTTAATACAGGTTATGGATTATATCTTGGAGAAGCTGGGCATCAAAGGTCTCAATCTAATGTTTTCTCTATGCTATATATAGAGAATAATACTGCTGGTGGAGTTTTCATTAATGATGCATTGGCAACAGATAATCTATTCTTAGGTACTATTCCTAATACTGGTACTTTTACTGATGTTGCTGGAGCTAGGACTTTAAGAATTGGTAGGGATGCTATTAGGATTGGTGCAGCTATCCTAGGTGAAATGATAAGTAATGGACCAGCAGGTGGAAGTTTTACTGGAAATGAACAATATCTTCAATTTTATGCTGATGCAGCAGGACGTATTCGTTTAGGGTGGAAAGATGGTACTCCTGCTACTGGTTTAGTTCCTGCTCAAATAATAGCTGATGTTAATACTTTATATCTAGCAAGTAGAGATACGGGAGCAGGCAAGGTTAAGATAATGGCAGGAACAGGACTTGTTGGATATATTCTACTTGACCCTCAGAACTCAAAGATTGAACTTAGTACTAATTTAATGATACCTACAGGTTTTGTTCAGATGACTGAGATTTCTGACCCAAGTGCTCCTGCGGCTAATATTGGAAGACTTTATGTTAGAGACAATGGAGCTGGTAAATCACAGTTAGTTATTAGATTCAATACTGGAGCTATTCAAGTAATAGCTACAGAGCCTTAGGAGGCATAATGTCAATCGTCCTCCCACCAATTAGTAGTAATTTTGGATTTACTCATCAAGAGATGCTTGATATTATCTCTAGTGAAATTGGTAATGTTAATATTAACTCAAAGATTACCAATTGGCTTAATATGGTTATTATTGACTTAGCAAGTAAGTATGTTTTTGGTACACTACATATGTATGATTCAAAGGTTACTTCCTTAGGTATTCCCGATATAGCTTTAGCTGATGATTTCTACTGGCTTAAAACAATAGCAATTCCATCACAAATGAGAAAGTTATATCCTGAGGATGAGCAGAGAATATCAGAAGGTTATCCTCAGTATAGAACTCTACAAGGTACAATTTCATATTATTACTTAAATGGAAAGAATTTAGGGTTATGGCAAGTTCCATCAGGGGCTATTACTATAGAGTATTCTTATCAGCGTCGTCCTGTTAAACTAGCTGGTCTAGATGATGTTTGTGAATTACCACCTGAATGGCATACCTTAGTTATTCAGAAGGCAATTACTAAAGCCTATAGTCAAGAAGGTAATGATAGTGGATTTGGTATTTCTATGCAGTTAGAAGCAAAGCTATTCAAAGAGTTACAGGTTTCTGCTTATCGTAGACCTGATGAAACTTTTATATACAGTGGTAAAGATGTTAGAAATCGTATACCAAGACCAAGACTGCCAAGTAATTTCCCAACAAGTGAGAGATAGTTATGGGACGACAGCCAATAGATATTGGTCCATTCCATAAAGGTGTTAATTTAATTGATCCGGTATTAGATAAAGATGAATTAGAGTCTTGTTTAAACACTAGATTAGGAGTAAGAGGTAATTCATATAAAAGGCCTGGCCATAGTACATATGGTAATAATCCAGCAAAAATAAATGGTGATGCTCTTGTTAACTTTTTACTTAGATATTATAGAGCTGATGGAACTAAGAAACTTATTGGTGCAGCAGGAGGTAAATTAAGATTTGGGGATGATGTAACAGGTGCTTGGACTGATATTAGTATTAATGGTTCAGGTGCTAGTATGCACGCTACAAATTTAGTTGATTACACTATATACAAGAATAGACTGTATTTAGCAGACGGTACTAATCCACAAAGATATAATGGGACTGATGACATATATGCAGGATTCTTTAGTCATGCTGCTCCTACTGCGGTAGCTGCTGCTGGAGCTAATCTAGGAGTAGGAACATATAAGTATAGAGTAGCTAGTGTTGCTGGTGATATGGGTGAAGGTCCATATGGAGCAGAAACTAGTATTGTTATAGCTGGTGGTCCTAATCAGGCAGTTAATCTTAGTGTTATAGATAATGCACCAGCTAAATACGAAGAGACTGCTAAAAATATTTATAGGACTAAAGTTAATGGTTCAGTATTCTATCTTCTTACGCAAATTCCAGCAGGTACTACAGTATATGCTGATACTGTGGTAACAGATGCTACACTTGGACAGCAATATATTTCTGTTCATACTCCTCCTGCTGATGCTAGATTTGTTATAACAGGATATGATGATAGAACATATTGGTTTGGTAGAGCAGGAGTTAATGCTTCTCTAGTAGATGTTTCTGATGTTGGATTTCCTGATAGAATTTTAGATTCAGATTTTACTACAGTAGCAAATAATGATGGTGATATTCTAACTGGTGGTGGATTATGTCCAGCAGGTATTGTATTCTTTAAAAGAAACTCTGCCTGGCTATTAAGAGCATTTAATTCTCCATTAGCTAATCTTCAACCTAAAAGTAAAAGAGGTGCAGGAGTAGGTAGTACCTCTCCATTTAGTATTGTAACAACTCCAGTAGGTTTAATATTTATGTCTCAAAGAGGTGAGATTTATAAGTTTGATGGTGCTAATGTTGATGAGATTGGACAGAATATAATAACAGAATTTGCTGGTATGACTCAAAATGCAATGAGTGCGGTTATGGCTTGTTATCATGATTATAGATATATTATAAGTTATGATTGGAGAGGTAGTAGAGGATACAACTGGAAAACTCTAGAGTATGATATTAGAACAGGTAAATGGGAAGGCCCTCATTATAACGCAGATTTATATACACCTTCCTATTACGCTGTTTTTGATACTGTGTTAGATAAAGGTGAATTATACTGGGGAGAAGCAAGAGCAGCGGCTGGTAGTTTTGTTTATGGAAGAACTGAATTTACTAAAACAGATAGAGGAAATAAATTTATCTCTACTTTACGTTTTCAACTATCATCTGATTATTTAGGAGATATAAAGTCTAAGAAAATTTTTATCTTAGGTAAAATTTCTCAGGATGCTATATTGTCTGCAAGTCATCTAGATGATAATAAAGCAGTTACAGGTGTTGTATTAAATACTCCTATTAGTATAGTAGGTTCTAAATGGAATGATGGCAGTAATTTAGGACCGGGTTCTAATGTAGCTAAATTTGGTAGTGTAACTACTGTACTATTTGAAGGTTCATTTGGTCCTAGTGCTAGAGCAAACTCACCTTCAATAGAGATATCAGATGGTGGTACTTCTACAGTTACTGAAATTCAACAAATTTCAGCTTTAGTAGAGATTCTACCGCCTAAGTAAAGAGGTTAGAAATGTCTATTATAACTAGACCTGTTAAAACAGGTGGTGGTACAGATGTTGTTGCAGGTAATGATGTATTAGCAGAAGAGTGGAATGGTGACCTAAATACAATATATAGTGACTATGATGGTAATATTACAAATGCTAACTGCTCTGCGGCTATGGGATTGGTTGGAACTAAATTAGCAGATGCTCCTAATGGAGTACCTACAGCAAAGATAAATGACTTGGCAGTTACAACAGCTAAACTAAATGATCTCTCAGTTACTAAAGCTAAGGTAGCTGCCGCAGCAGTCTCATTAGATAAAACATTAACTTTAGTTCAAGTTAAGAATGTTCCAGCAGTTTCAGTTCCTTCTAGTGGTACAGGTTTAGTTAGTGTTTCTAGGTGGACTAATGGTGCTAATTATGAAGCTACTGTTATGTGTATTAATCCTGCTGGGGTTATTACATTCACTAACATTGTTCCAACTACTGCCATTCCTACAGCAACTAAAGAGTTAATTGGACTATATGTAGCTAATATTACATTCTCTGGTGGAGTTACTAATTGTGATATAGTCTTTATCTCAATAGATAGAACATAGGGGATTGTCTAAAACGCTCTAGGTTCGCCTGTGCTGGCGTTACGATTGCGGATGGAGCGTCAGGCTAGGTAAAGGGTACGGGACCAGCCTAGGGCATTTATGGACCCTTGGCAGCGTATCCCGTCGATTGTGGGAAGGTGTAAACATGGCAAATCCAACACCTATAAAATTACTTCCTATAAATACTCCTAAAACGTGGACTCCACAAGAATTAGAACTATTAAATAAAAACTTCTATCTTATTGAAGAAGCTATTAAACAAATAATTGCTAAACTACCGCCATAGAGAAAGGAGGGTATAATGCTTCCTCTTGTAGCAGCACAATTAGCCTTAGGAGGGGCACAAGCATTATCAGGATTATTTGGTAAGAAGCATAATTTTAGAAATCCTAATATCTCACCTTTTGCTTTTACTCCTGACCCTAATGACCCTGAAATTGCTTTACGTCGAAGGGCAGCATTATTAGATATACAGAGAGGACATTCTGATACAATTAATGAAATTGGTAGAGCTGGTCTATTAGGTTCTAGTGCAGCATTTGGTTTACTTAATCAAAACCAAACTCAAGGTGAAGCTGGATTAGAAGATATACCTAATAGTGTATATGCAAGACAGAGACAAGATGCTTTGGCATTATATAGAGATAATGCTAACTTCCAAAGGTCATTAGCTTTAGCTGACCAAAGTGGTTATCAGCAGGAACACATGGCTGGATTAGATGCTTTAGGTGAGTTGGGTACTAATATAGGTTATGGTAATCCTTTAGCTACATATAGCTCCAGTAATGATTGGTTACATAAAATGAAGAAGAGATATTTAACAGATCAAGAATTAGGAATGGAGTAAATAATGGGAGTCCTTGATGCTTTAACTATTCTAGGAGCCGGAATAGGTCGAGGATATAGAGGCTCACAAGAAATACAAAGACAGTTAGCTGAAGAGAAACGTAAAGCATTATTAGAGGAACGTGAACAAGCTGTTAGAGAACGAGCAGCACAAGCACAAGAACAATTAACTGCTTCACAGGTACAAGCTAATGCTGTTGAAATGGCTATGAATCAATTTAATTTAGGAGAAAAACAAAAGACTGCTAAAAGACAAGCAACACCTATTACTGAGGGTGGTGCTCCACTAAAGTTAAGTATATTAGGGCAGGGTCTTAATTTACCGGGTGATATTCAATCTTTAACAGACCAAGGTGATTTAATTAGACAGCTATCGGAAGAGAAATTTAAATCAGAGCATCCCGGATATTTCATGAATTATCCTCCTGCTGGTACTGCTGCTGCTCAAATTAAGTTAGGCCCACAAGCAAGGAAAATAGATTATTTACTTAAAGCTGCTGGAACTGCTACAGCAGGTGGACCTGGGCAATTTGAAGATAATGATGCGTACAGTGAAAGAGTAGCTAGAATTATTGAACTTATTATGAATAAGTTTAAGAGTGAAGACCCAGAGGCTTTTGGTGATTCAACAAAAGTTAGTGGTAAAGGTAAGAATAGATTTAAAGTTGATGTGAAGCCGGAGTGAGGAATATATGGATATAATTGATTTGGGTGAGAAAGCTAAGAAACAATATCCCGGTCAATTTGATGATTTAAGTAATTGGGAATTAGGCAAACAGCTTAAAGAGAATAACCCAGGTAAGTATGATGAATATGATGATGTTCCAGTTGGTGTTACTCATAAGAATGTTAAGGCTACTCCTAGAAGTGCTATTGCTAAGGCTATAACAGGGCTTGGTAGTATTGTAGGTGTTGGTGCTAGTGCTCTTACTAAGAAGGTAGCCTCTCCAATAGCACAACATTTCACTAAAGATGAAGATATTAAACAAAAACTACAAGCACTTAGTTCTCCAGAGAATAAGAATACTGCTTATCTTGGAGATGTTGTTGAACAAGTACTTCCAGATATATTTAAGTTTAAGCCAGTCCCAACTGTATCCGCTGAAGAAATAAAAAAGAGAACACCTGCTCAGGCAGATTCAGTATTTGCAGCTAATACTATAAACGCTTTAACTAATGTAGGTAAATTTGGCGGGAGAGTTGCAATAGATATGGCTGGTGACCCATTAAATTGGGTTAGCTTTGGAGCATCTAGTAGATTAGGTAGATTACTTAGAATGGCACATGAAGCAAATCAAGCTGGAGAGCCTATTAAATTAAGTGGGCCACTAGCTAAAGCTATTGCTAGAGAAGTTGGCGCAGCTAAACCTAGTGCTGCTATGGTGCAGAAGTTTCTAAAGCAAATACCAGCTAAAGGTTTTTCTAAGCAAGTAGCTAGTAAGGAAAGAAGTTTACTTGCATTAGCAAATCCAATTGGTGAAGGAAATATTCCATTACTTACTGGACCTAAAGTTGCTAAAGTATTAGCACCATTAGATGCAGTTGGTAAAACAGTTGCTTATACTAAACTAGACCATTTAGTTAGACGAGTATTTTCAAATGAGAGTGGCAATCCTGATTTTGATATTTTAATTGGTAAGGCTAAGAGTATTGCTGCACATAGAGCTGGACTTGCAATTGAAGATGCTTCTACACTTAATAAGAATATGCAGGATATATCTAGAGAAACAGGGATACCAAGAGAAGTGCTTGATGCTCAGTTTAGAGAAATTGGTGAAGCTATTAAAGTTCCTACTAAAGCAATGTCTAAACAAAAGTATGGAGCAGCTTATGATGCTCTAGATGCACATTATCAGGATAAGCTAGTAGATGCTAAGATTAGTCTTGTTAATGCTCAAAAAGCTGGAGATGCTAATGCTGTAGATTTAGCTGCTAAACAAGTTGCAGATTATCAGGGCGAATTAAATAAACTACATGGAAAGTATACACCACCTTCTGGAATTAATCCTAAATTAGAAGCACAGGTGAGACAAGTTAAAGATGCAAATGCTAGACAGCTATTAGACCAAGAGGCTGTTGGATTACCCGGTAAGCCTTTAATGGCTGATGTTGAATATATGACTCATGCCATGACAAATGAAACTAGAGCATCTATGAATGCACAGGCAGAGAGAGAGGGACGTAGTATACCTAGTAAAAATACTAAAGAGATGAATACTCAGTTAGCTAATACAATTCGTAGACAGATAGTTAAAGTTAAACCAACAGTTATTGATGCTTGGAAAGAAGCTGGTATAATTAGTAAGAGAGATGCTAAGGTTATTAAAGGTAAGAATGGTATAGGCAAGTTAGATGAATTGCTTGATTCAGGAGCTATTACCGAGGCACAGTATCCTGATGCTGTTCATACACTTACTATTGATGAAGTTCAAAACTTACCTTTAGAGTTAAAACAGAAGATATTTGGTCAGGATATTAAAGCAGATACGCAAATATTTCATAGTGATCCAGTTTACTCAAGTGCTATTAGAGCGGTACGTGGAGCTAGAGCTATTACAGCAGCAGAATTTTTTAATGCAATGAAGAAGAGAGGATTAGCATTACCAGATAATCTAGCTCCAGCAGACTGGGTTAATGTTAAAACAAGTGAATTAGCAGGACATAAGGTTGACCCACAGATTGCTAGAGTATTAAATAGGTGGAATGAGTTTGTTACCAACCCTAAAGAATTTCAAGATGCTCTAAATGTTTATGATACTTTTCATGGACTAACTAAAGCATGGACTCTTGGTGTATTTCCAGGCTATCATACTAAGAACATGGTTGGTAATTTCTGGAATAACTGGCTAGCTGGATTAAATAATCCTGATAGATATAGAGAGGCTGCTGTTCTTCAGCACTATGAAAGAACAGGAAAGGGTAAAGTTAGATTTGATAATGTCCTAGGTGGACAGTGGACTGAAAAAGAATTAGTACAGAAATTAAAAGAATTAGGTGTTATAGGACAAGGACAGTTTGGTGGTGATATTCAGCGTACAATAAAACAACAAATAGAGAATGGAGAATTTAGGTGGAAGGATTTAGTTACACCTAGTCAAAGAAATTTATTCCTTAGAACTGGATTCAAAGTAGGTAAGGCAATTGAGGACAATGCTCGTATTGCACATTTTATTGATAGACTAAGAAAGGGTGACACGGCTGAGGCCGCGGCTTTGTCGGTTAAGAAATACTTATTTGATTATGGTGACTTAACTGACATTGAACGTAATTTACTCAACCGTATCTTTTTCTTTTATTCGTGGACTCGTAAGAATCTTCCCTTACAGTTACATGCATTAGTTACTACTCCTTGGAAATTTGGTGCTCTTTACAAAACTAAACATGAGTTAGAGAAGAATACCCCAGCTGCCCCTGAAAAGTATCTACCTGAATATATGAAAGAAAACTTTCCACTTAGAGTTAGGTATGATTCTAAGAATAAGCAATATGAATACTTCATGCTTAATAATTGGTTACCTGCTGCTGACTTACTTAAAATTGTCCATATACATGATATAGCTGCACAGTCTTTAGCACCACTACCTAAAGAACTTATTCAGCAGTTATGGAACTATGATTTCTACTTTAAGAAACAAATATCTAATGTTAAGGGACAGAATTGGGTAGATAAACTCTTAGGTGCAGATAAGACTAGAATGTTTGGCAAAGTAGATATTCCTTCTAAACTTGCTCATGGAATGAAAGCAATTCGTTTACTTAATGAAATAGATAAGATGTCTAAACAGGATGCTGATTTATTAACTAAGATGGTTGGATTAGCAACAGGTAAGAATCAAGTATTTGACCCACAGCAAGCTAGAATACAGAATGCTCTTAGAGTTAAGAATGATATTGAGGAACTTACTTCTCAGTTATATAGAGAAGGAAATAAGAAACCAATGAATAAAGCAGAGATTCAAAAGATACGTGCAATGATTAAAGAGAAGGCTAAAGAATTTTAAGAAAGGAGTTAGCTGTGGGAGTTAAGAGAATTTCAGTTGGGGGTATACAAGCTCCAGAATTTTTTAAGCTAAGAGATTGGTCTATACCCTTTCTACCGTTATTTACACATGAACCAATTGGAGCAACAAGAGGTAGAAGGTCAGCTACATGTACTGGTGTTGCTCAATATAAAGCATTTGGTAGAACTCTAGCTTTAACATTAAGTAATACTGGAGCAAATCAAGTATTTGAATTAGGAGAGGCTTCATTAATTACAGTACCACCTGATGGTGGTGCAGGTGGCCCTCTTTTAAGTAGTTACTTTTATTTTGCTATGACAATGAATCAAACATCAGGGGCTCTTGGTAATGCTGCTGGAGAATGTCTACAAGGTTTTGGTATAGGTAGTATGGGAAGAGATACACCTTGGATTGGCCAATTTACAGGTGGTGGTACAGGTACTGTTATTCACGTACGGTGGAATGTTACAAGACAGAAGTGGGAATTATTTGCAGCAAATGATAATTATGATTTAGGAAATACTGTTGATCTACAAATTCAACCTAATTTTGGAATTGATTTGAGATTACCAGAAATAGCAATGGAATGGATACCACCAAATACAATTAATATTTATTGTAATCAGCAACTGGTTCATACACAGGATATGAATAAGATGCTTCCTAATGGTGGAGTATTTGGTGATACAGGACAGGTTGAATTAATTATGTTTGTGGCTAATGGTAGTAATGCAGCTTTTAATCATCTTGAGGCTGGTTTCTATATGCCCCGTTTCTACCAACCTATAACTTACCAGCCAGTATTATAGTTAACTAAAGGGGGTGAATATAGTATGCCAGTTAGTAGAGTTCCTGTAGGCGGTATATCTGAAGAAGCAGTAGCTATGAGTTTATTGGGAGTATATAGACGTAAATTTGCATTTGAGGCTGTTCCTGCTGGGGCAAAGGGACTTAGAAGTGTAGGAAGTGTAATTACTCTTACCCCTCCACAAGCAACTTTTGATACCGGTGTTGGAGTAAATAAAGTATGTGAGCTTATAGAGGATATATCTTTAGACCCGTTAGAAGATTCAAACGCTGGAGAATCTTTCTTTACTGCACATAAACATATTATTCGTTCAGTTTTTAGGAGAACTAGTGTTGTTAATCCTGCCGGTGAATGTTTTATTGGAATTGAACTCGGGTCAATGGGAAATGCACCACCGTGGCAAAGTACATTTGGTGCATCTAATGCAAGTATACAACTAAGATATGACTATACTAATGAGAGATGGGAAATAATGCTTTATGATGGAGATGGTGTAGCACCTACTAGACAAACATGTACTATACAGCCTAGTTTTTCTTTCACTCCTCAGGCACGCGAACCTATGATTATTTTTGATCCTCAAAATTCTCTTATTGAATTTTATGTTGATGCACAGTTAATTCATACATATAGAGGAAATAGATGGTTGAATAATCCTAACGCTAATTATACTGCTTCTGGAACAGGTGGTGGTGGATTATTTGTAACTTCTGGTAGTAATGCTGCTGGTCAAATTACAGGTATATTCTCTCTTCATGAATTTATTGCACTTGGCCAGAGAAAATTTGCTCCGTAACAAAGGAGGATATTATGGATTCAGCTAGCATGATTGTTACTCTAGCTCTTCAGTTGGTTATAGGTAAGCTTATTAAGACAAATCCTAAACTTGCTAATGGAATTATTTTTTGGGTTAACTGGGGTGCAGCTGTTATTGTTAATGCAGGTTTAAAGATGATAGTGCCAGAGGCACATGCTTCAGTAGGTGGTGTTGCCCATGATATAGGTAATATTATTTTTACTAATCCGATTGTACTAGGATTTATTCAATCTCTCTTTGCTACAGGTATTCACTCTACTGCTAAGAATACTTGGGAGATGATTAAGAGTGCTAGGAATCCATAATGCCATATGAAATTAGGAGAGTAGGAACTTATTACTCAGTAGTTAATAAGGATACAGGTAAGAAACATTCAGAGCACTCTACTCATGCAAATGCTTTAGCTCAATTGAGATTACTAGAAGGTATTGAACACGGTACTATTAAACAACCGATGAGTAAAACTAGGAAGTACATGGGAAGGTAGGGAGCCGTCTCGGTTTCACGCTTCCTAGGATGCCCCAGAAACGAAAAACGGCCCGGTCCCTAGGGGAACACCCTAGAGCCGGGCCGAATCGTTTTCTGGGCATTTGTGGACGCTTGGGAGCGGGGAGGGTTTATCTAGCAGATAAGAACATTCTAAAATGCTTATGCATGTAGGTAGTTTTATTTCTACCTTCCTTCAAGATTGTAAAGGTAGTACCATTAGCATAGAGACTTTTGTATATCTCGAAGATAGCTGCCTTCTTACTAGTATATCTTTGATAGAGAGGATACTTAGAGTTGTTCCATCTGCTATAAACAATCTTCTTTGCAAGAAACTTAGCTCTTGCTTTTGTCATATCAGCAAAATACAAATCTCCTTCTTGTAGAGTATGATTTACTTTTCTTTCTTCTATGATATTACTTCTAATTAGTTGCTGTGTTCCATCCCTACTATAAATAATAGTAGGTACTTCACCATCCCTACTATTCCAGATTACCTCTTTCTTTTTCTTACCTTTAATTGGATTGCCTCTATAAGTAATAAAACAGTATGCTTCTGGATACTTGTATCTTTTAGGTTCTTTAGGCAATAGTGGATTTCTCAATTTTCTTTCTCTCCATCTGAAGTAAACTCTTCCATGTTAAGTTCATTAACATTAAATCCCATATAGCTCTTTAGACAAACAAGTCTAAGAGTTCCATCGAATAAAGTTAATGCTAAGAAATCTCCTGCGTGCATCCAAGTTTTACAAGGGATAGCTTCCATCATTATATTACCATCAGATGGTCGCATGAAGATTAGTGTAATCTTTACATTGTACTTACCAATCTCTTGTACTTTCTTAGTTGCTCTAGCTTCCTTACCCATTATTATCTCCTTTCAGTTATTGCTCTAACTGCTCTTCGTAACTCATCTCTATCTACAGCTATAGTAATTACTCCATGACGCTTACTACTTAATCCATCAGAATTAAGTTTATATGTATAAGCTTTAATCAAAATACTTATAGCTCCATTTTCTATAAACTCTATATATCTATTAGTTGCACTCTTGCCACCGGGCAATCCTCTAAGTTCACGCTTTCTCATATTACCTCATTTAATTAATGGTAGGGGTAACAGGAATTGAACCTGTATCAAGCCCTTATAAGGGACCGGCTCTACCATTGAGCTATACCCCTATATAGTTATATCATCTCTCTATATACCCAAATACGTTCTCCACCCTTTAGATAAAAGTAATCTTGTAAATCTACACACTTAAATTTTCTTACATAGTATGCTACACTAGTTGTATCCAAAGCATCGTCCATAGCTGCTGCCATAGTTGGCATCATATGTGGTGGAGTCATTGCTACATTAAGTATCTCAGCAGGATTTAAACTCATATCAACTAATCTACTACATCCACATCTTGTTACTAATAGTGCTTTCATTTATCACCTCTCCGCTTTAACTCCGCTTGCAACTTAGCTTTCATAACTGGGTCATAGTTAGCTAACTTAGATACTTTCTTGATTGCATTCTTAATATGGGTGGGGTGCATCTTTTCTATTGGTATTGAACCCTTAGCTTTACTCTTATACTTTTCTCCCATTGTTTTCCACCTTTCTCTTTCCCCAGATAAATTTCACATTGGGTGGCATACCTATAAGCAGGGGAATAATCTGTTCCTTTGTAAATCCCATAGGATTCTCAATATATATCTTTACTGGAATAACAGAACGAGTATATGTATATCTAATCTGAGATATGTAGTATCTAACTAGATTGATAGTCAGTGGTTTATAACTCTCTAACATACCACCTTGTCTGATATGAAAGTTAAGTCTGAAAATCTTACGCTTCTTCTTTTTCTTAATCCCTTCCTTTACTTTTACTTTCTTCTTTACTTTCATTTAGTATCCCTCCTCTCTTTTCTTTTTAAATCTAATCTCTTCTAAGAATCCAGTAATATCAGCCTCTTCAACAATATCCCTAAGTCTACGAGCTACTCTATTAGGTGTATGATTCGGAACAATAATCTCAATAGGAGGTTTAAGATTTAGTTCTTTACTCAATTGACTACTAGAGAATACTTGATACTCTTTCCCAGATTTCTTAGCTTTATTTATAACATCTTTAGTCCCATTGCTACTTCCATCCCAAAAGATTAAAAGACTATTAGACATATCTACTATATGTTGATTACGTCTAGGCCCGGCGACCCTTTCTAATTCAACCCATCTAGCATGAACAACTAGATTCTTAATCCCTCTTCGCATACACATTAACTCAACAGCTGCATCTACACCTAAAGCACCACCAGTAAGAACAACAACTTCTTCTGTTGATTGAAAGTTCTTAGCTATAAAGCGTTCAACATACTTAACAACATTGCTTGGGTCAGAGAACTTTCTTGAACCTGATATACCTAGTTTATACAGTTCCTTCCATTTCATTACTACCTCCCTGTTTAATGAACCTAGAACTATCTTTAGTCTTTTGAAACTCTTCTATAATTAAATACATATACTCATCCTTAATACAATTACAGCTAATAGCTAGCTGTACATCTGAATTTTTTATCTCAAATGTAAGTGTACCAGCTCTATTTACTATATTCAGCATTTATCCTCCAGCTAAATAATGGTGCCCCGGAAGGGACTCGAACCCTTAAGGATTTCTCCGATGGATTTTAAGTCCATTGCGTTTACCAATTTCGCCACCGGGGCATACTAAGTTAATTGTCTTTACCTTCTCTTATCTCTTTAATGAAATCATATCCACACTTACACTTAAAGTGTAGATGCTCCCAGTTCACAATGTTAATGTAAGTACCAGTTATACATTTACGATCATTAGCTTTATGATACTTAGGTTCTAGTCCCTCTTGCCCACACTTAGGACATTGTTCTAACATTAGAATTTCTTCCCATGTCTATAGGGACGAGTCTTATTATATTCCATCTTTAAGAAGAGTGCCTTAGGTATATTCCATTTCTTATTGTAAGCTATATCCATGATACGAATAATAACATCAGCTAACTCTTCTTCTGCTCCACTAATCTCTGGAACATGGTCACTAGCTGGATTATCATGTCTTAAATACTCTAAGCATTCTGATACCTCTGAGTGAATAAGAGCTATTAATTCTCCATCCCTCCTTTCTAGAGATAACCAACCCTTGAGTCTATTAGTTCTATATATCTTCTTTTCCACCCAACCCCACAACTCTGCAAACATACCAGCACTTTGCTTATACATCTCAGGAGTATCTAAATCCTCTACAAAGTTTACATCTATGTTTGATTGATCTTCTTTATCTGGCACTTAAGAGCCTCCATTTCTATCTCAAGCATTCTACATGCTTCTTCCCATGTATATGCTCTATATAATAGAGTAGAATTATGTCCGCCCTTTCTAGCTACTTGCATAATCCTAACACCACGCATCTGCATACGTCTATATAATCGCTTTAATATTCCATATGCAAATTGAGCATTTGGATTATGCTCTTCATTAAACTTTAAATCTCTAGGTCCAGATGTATCTGCTCTATCTATATTCCTCACTTAACACCAACCCTCCTGCGGTCCAGTCCTGTGTGTGCAATAAAATATGAATCCGCTAACGTCTCCCTTCCTACCTTAGTAGAATAGTTTGGTTCATGCTTATTAATTTTAACAAATGCTCTAAGCATTCCATCTTTAGTTAATCTTCCTCTTACTGCATACTTCTTTTTCAGTCTCTTGTTTCTAAATGCCATTGCCTTAGCTACTGCTTTAACACTTACTGGATTTGCTGAGTAAACTTTAAAGCTTCTTTTCTCTAACTTGTTTCTAATCAGTGCATATAGCTGAGCTAGATTGAGGAATGATTTAGGATTCCTAACCCTATATGCAAAGACTGGTTCCTCAATAGTTACAAGAGGTTGTATGATTGTACCCGGATGCCCTCGACATATACTATTAATACTCTCTACTATTGCATCTGCCATATGAGTAACTCTAGTCCAATCATCTCGGTTTTTAGTATTACCAAATAAGATTGTATAGTCTAGTATCTTACCCTTCCCTGTTATACAGGTAACAGATGAGACCGTTATCCCTAGGTCTATTCCAAACATTACTCACTCCCTACGTTTATCATTGCAGAGAATTTTTCATATAGCTTTTCCATCTTAAGTGCACGTAATTCTTTTCCACCTTCCCTAAACTGATTTATTTCATGTATGGATATAGCCTCTCTGACTTCAATATATCTATCACACTTTTTACAGTGTGTAAACATTGTGATAATTATTATATCTGCTGCATGCTTTAGACTAGGTGCCGTACACAAACCCGGTTTACTCTCCATCTTTCTTTCTCCTTATCATAGCATGTCCTTTTACTTGCATGATACTATAGTTAACATTCAACAGGACATTAGGATTACCTTCACCTATTCTATTCTTAGCCATATTTAACCAGATAACTTTCTCTTCTTTATCTTCAGGTTGCTGAGATAGAGTAAGAATAACATCAGCCCAATTAGCCTTACCAATATCTTCTGAAATATCCCATAAGGTTGTTGTGCCCGCTGCCCCAGCAATTCTAGTCGCTTGTGATGCGGACCATATAGGAATATTAAATGTGGCTCCGAGCCGTCGTAATGCAATAATGATAGACGATAGTTCATATCTCCGTTCCTTATATTCTTTTGGAGAATACATCAGGTCTATCTGGTCTACAATTACCATATCAAATTCAAAGGTCTTTCTCAGTCTCTCTAAGTATACACCTAACTCATTAGCCGATAGCTTATTAGCAACAGCATCCTTGATTCTTAAGCCACCACCTTTATTCATTAGCTTTTTAATTGCAGGGTAAACAACTCTTGGATGCCTTTCAATATACTCAATTGGTTTCTTAGTAACTAGTTGGTCAAACCTTCCAGCTATTTTCTTTCCACTTAATTCAAGTGTTACATATACTACTTTCTTACCTTGCTTCATTGCATTGTAAGCTATGTTAATTAAGAAGAGAGTTTTGCCTACAGATGTAGGAGCTACAACAATTGCAATCTCTCCACCTGCTAATCCTCTACGCATAGCTTTATCTAACTCTGGAGATAAGAGTGTTGCTATTCTTTCTTCTTTACTATCTTCATCAAGCCGCTTAATCGGATTGCTAAAATAATCATAGGCAGAGTCAAGTAACTCAGTAGAATCAACCAGAAGAGCTTCATCTAATCTTCCTCTTAACTTATCAATATTAATATCTTCATCATGGTCTAGAGAATGGACTGCATCTAGAATAGTAATCTTAAGTAATTGTCTCTTAGCAAATCTCTTTACTACATCATCAGCAATAGATTCATCTGTTAATGGATACTGTTTAATCTTCTTAATAATATCTCTATACTTACCAGCTTCATTCTCTTTGACCCTTGAATTAACTAACGCAAATAAAGAGGAAAGTGGTGCGAGTGTCTTTCCCTTTGCGTGCTTATGATAGAATAGAATTAACTTATATATGTACTTAGTAAACTTAGATTCAAATAAATACTCTTTAACAATGGGACTATACTTAAGGTACATATTCCTATTACGTAATAGACTTAGTATCCTAAACTCTAGGAGATGGTTCTCCATTAAACAATTCCTTTATCTTTAAGAATTTTAATAATATCCTTTTCTAATGCTTCTACAAATTTATTGTGTAATAGATCAACAAGAAGCATATTATATAATGTTATTATAACTACTAAGATTGTACAAGCTATTACAATCCATGTTAGTATAATCATTTAATCCTCCTACGCCCCAGCTTAGGCGCGCGAGGATGCCCTACAAACGCTTTGGGAGTCTCCCCGGCAACCTTAGCTAAGGAAGCTATCAAATCCTTTTTGAGGGCATCCTTGGAAGCGTGAGACGGTCCGCCGCTCCATTGCCGCTTGTCCATTGGTAGCTTCCAGCATTGCAGTCTATAACTACATAACTTACAATGCCATGTATCTCTACCATACGGTCTAGCTACTAGCTCTTTAGCTTTAACACCTTTATGAATCTCAGCAACTCTATTGAGAATAGCAATCATTAAGTCAGGGTCATTCTTGAGTCTCTTAATCTTAAGCTCTGCACTATTCTTATCCTTAAAGATAATGAAGCCACTCTTCTTACTGAGAATATCCATATAGATTTGAAGCTGGTCTACATAATTAAGATAGTCAGCAGGGAAATTCTTATCCAAGTATTTAAATCTAAATGTAGAGATAGACTTAACATCAAAGACTTCATCATCAAATACACCATCACATGTACCAGTGATAGTAAACTTTTGTCCATTATGTCTATACTGTTTAGAGATAGTCATCTCAACATTACTCATTGTACCAATCTTACCAAGTAACTCTCTTACAGCAGTATGATGTATGTGTCCATCCTTAAAAATAAGATGTGTCTCTGGAGTTAACCCTTCTGCTGGATAGTTAAGTGTTGCATACTGCAATGCTCTAGCACATCCTCCAATCTCCGATGCTCTATATACACCAACAGTATGAGGCTTAGTGGATTCCTGTTTAGCTTCTGCTTCTACCTTAGCTAATATTTTTTGAATTATCTTATCTTGGCTCATTCAATATCTCCCTTCGTAATATTCTACAATCATCAGGAGCTTCAAAGCCAAGTTTAACTTGACCCCTTTTAATTTCCAATATTCTAATATTGATCTTGTTGTCAATAACAATTTCCTCGTCAAGCTTTCTAGTTAGTATTAACATAGCTAACCTCCATGTTATTTAGTTATAATATTACTACATATACCTTCATTTACAGGTTCTTGTACAACATGACAACCAATTGTTTGTGCTACTACTTGTGCATATTCAGCATGGTCTTTACACATTAGCAAAGGTTCACGTCCTGGCCAGAATATTCTTTGTGTTGCTGGTTCTCCACATATCCTTTCATTTAATTCCATAATAATTCTCCTTAACTTATTGAAGTGCTCCCGGTTGGAATCGAACCAACGATAGACTGGTTAAAAGCCAGTTGCTTTACCCCTAAGCTACGGGAGCACATCAAAGTTTAATTACTCATCATCCTCATCTTCATCACTATCAACATTCATTTCCTCTTCATCTTCATCTTCATCCTCATCATCATCAATCTCTACATCATCATTCTCATCATCATCATCAACATCATCATCGTCATCATCTTCAGTATCGACTGGTTTCTTATTCATTTTCTTTCCTTTCTTTACAGGCTTATCATCTTCCTCATCTTCATCATCATCACTAGTAGCAGGTTTACTCTTACTCTTCTTAAACTTAAGACCAACCTCACGCAACTCTTCATTAAAATTATTCTGAAGATACTCTACCATTGCATCATACGAAAGCCACTCATCTACTTCCTTATCAAGCTGATACAAATCCTTTGCATCAAAGTCAACAGAGCTTTCCTTAGTTCTAATGCGATAGGAATATCTAGTGCGAAGTCCACTACCTCTACGCACAATGGTAATATCCCTACCGCTTTGTGGGTCAGTCATATCACCAACATCAGGGTCATCACTAGCATCTAGAATAGCCTCAACAAACTTCTTATTAGTTCCATAAATCTTAACCTTATCAGGCTCTTCCCTATCAATAACATTAACAAAGTACCTACGATTAGCTCTAATCCTGTCAGCCAATTTAGTATGGTCAGGATTATCACTATTCTTTAGTCTAGAGATAAAGACACAAACAGGACACTTGCCTTTACCAATAGACTCAGGACAACTAATAGCCCTATTACGTCCACCAATACTAAAGCCAAAGTGCTGGCCTACTGTATAATAAAAGAAACCATCAGCACTTTTACCCCAAGGTGGTAGCACTCTAATCGTAGCCTTAGCATCTTGACCACGCTCGGGTGCTTTAATATTAAACCACCTATCATCTCCACCACCACCACTCTCTTGGAAATGTTTACGAATCTTAGCCATTTTAGACTTGTTATAATTAACAGTAGAGGTTCTACCTGTGGTGGTACTACTCTTTTTCTTGAGCATGTTAGACTCCCTTCTTACTCTTAGTCTTAGTCTTGTCTACAAGATTAATAGGAGTCGCATCTTGGTCTTCAATAACATTAAAACGACGCCATGTCTTATACCCCTCAAGCAACTGAGTCATTCTAATATCTGCATAGAATAGAAGAGCACCATCAACAACTCTAAACTTAGTACAAATAACCCGACGAGTAAACTTAGGCGTAACTACTACATCAACATGCATAGTCTTCCATCTCCTTCCAATTAGGACCAATCTTAATATCAATCTTCATAGGTACCTTAAACTTAAATCCAAACTCTGACGTGTCTACATTTTCAAATTCCTCCTTTAGTATCCTAGCAATAGTAGGTATGTATCTCTTCGGCATATCCAACACCCACGAGTCATGTACCTGTAATACAAATAGAACTTCTGGATACTTTGCTTTGATTCTTTTCCATGCATTATAACCAGCTAATAGAATGTAGTCGCTAAGGCCTCCTTGTATTGGAGAGTTAACTGCTTTTCTAATAGATGCTTGTCCTTCAGGTGAATCAGGTTCAAGTATTGCTAATCTACGATACCTGCCAAATAGATTCCGAACATACCCATGTTCAATAACAAACTCTGTAACTCTTTCAACATGCTTCTTCCAACCTGGAAATTGTTTATGCCAACCTCTAATTAATTGATATGCTTCCTTCTCTGTCGCGCCTTTCATACCTTGTGCAATAGTCTTAATACCTGAACCAAATAATACAGCAAAGTCAATCGTCTTACCATTATGTCTTTCGGTATCTGTTACATGCTGCGGTAGCTTATGAAAGATACTAGCTGCTACTGCTCTATGAATATCAGGGTCACCATGATTAAATAAATAAATTAGATTCTTCTCATTAGATTCGTGAGCTGCAATTCTTAACTCACCTTGAGAAGAATCAATCTGCATTAATATTCCATCATCATATCTAGAAACAAACATTCCTTTAACATCACCGTTCCTAGGTATCTGCTGTAGATTAGGGTCATTACAAGATAATCTTCCAGTATCTGCTCCAGTCATATTCCATGTTGCATGTATAAAACCATCACGTAAGTATCTAGGCATACCTAGAATATAAGTTCCATATAACTTACTTATCTTTTTGTATTCCATTAGCTGAGTAATATACTCACGCTGGTCATCAGTAATATCATCCTTAAGTATTAAGTCAAGTGCATCCTTAGCTGTAGTATACTTAACTCTTTTCTTTCCCATTCTAACTTCATGCGGAGTTAACTTCCATACCCCATATAGTAATTGTCTTAGCTGTAATGGAGCATTGTGATTCAATTCTACCGGAGCAAGAGTATCTAACTGCTTGAGAAGTTTGTTAATCTTAATTGAATAGACATCTTTAATATCTTCAATTGCTCCCTCATCAATCTTAACACCATTACACTCTACATCAATAAACATCTTAGTTGCATTCATCATTAAGTTATTAAGTGGAATCAATCCCTCTTGCTCTAGTCGAGGAATAAACACTCGTCTTAATCTACCTGTAGCATCAGCATCACCACAACCATATCCTATTCTAGTCTTTAATGATATTGCTTTATATGCCTGTCCCCATAGTCTAGCTCTAGCTAAAGTAATGGGCTCTTTCTTTTCCTTGTGCATTTTAACATAATCATTAATCAACCTAACAAACTTTCCTTTATATCCCTTAAGTTCTGTGAATGTAGCTGATGTAATATCGAGAGATTTATTAGGAAAGTTTTCATCAAGCAAGTGAATGTTCTGGATGGTATCATTCAATACACCATCGAATATGATACCAGCTTTCATTCTCAACCACTTCAAATCAAACTTAATATTGTGTCCATTAACTTTAAAATTCTCGAGAGTTAAAACATCTTTTAGTTCTCTGCCAATCTGTTTAGTCCAGTCTAAATAATATCCAATACCTTTCTTTGTACTAAGCTGTACAGATAGAATCTTTTTATCTGGAAGAAATGGGTCAAGTCCATCTGTCTCTAAATCTAAATCTAACCATTTTAGTTCTTCAATATTTAACTCTGGTATATCTGATAGACTATCTATCTTTATATAATTAGCTTTCTTCTTTATTGCTGGCAGCTTGCCCTTCAATAACTCTTTAGCAAACTCAAAGTCCTCAACAATAAACTCTAGTAACTCTGGCTTATGAAAGGTTGCAGCAGGATGATAGGTAACAATGAATGGAATACCTTTAGGAAATGGTCCTTGCGTATAGTGTATCTGTTTCCTAACACTAATGATTTGTACATTATGGTCAGCAAGTAATGCCTTAGCTGCATGACCACCTAAGCATATGATTAGCTCAGGCTTTAGCTCTTGAATTTCTTTTCTAAGATAATGAAGAGTGCAAGTTTCAACTTGACTATTATTAGGAGGGTGATTAAATAAAGGATGACACTTAATGGTGTTGGTAACATACATATCCTTTCTATTCAATCCTAGATTAATAAGGATTGAATCCAACATCTTTCCTGCTTTACCAATAAATGGAATACCTATCTTATCTTCCTCTTCTCCCGGTGATTCTCCTAATAGCATTACCCTTGCATTAGATGGACCAACTCCCATTAAACATACATGCCTAGCAGACCTGTGCATATCGCATAACTTACAATGGCTGTTTCTTATATTCATTAAGTTGCTTGGTGGCTCCATCTAGCAAGCTCCTTAATAGAGGTGTGTCATCTAAATATAATTTAGCAGCATCTATCTTATGAACAACCAATTGAGATTTAGTACCTAAAGCACCGAGTTGTAACTTTAGATTGATTGCATTACTAAATGCATCATCATCTAAATAGATTAGATATCTATCTTTCTCTGCTAATCTTTTAAGCTGTTGACTTGTTGGCGTCTTGCCTAACAAAGCTAATGCATTATATCCTACTCTACAAACTGCTAATGCATCAAAGATACCTTCACATATTACCCAAGGATAGTTAGGTCCACCTCTATTTGCATCGGCTATAAATAGAGTATTATCTTTGGGCCAAGGTGCATTAGTATACTTGGGTTTTGTCCCATCATATTTACGGCACACAAAATATTCTAGAGTATGTCTTTGTGGAAACATAGAGTATACTGGAAATATAATACTATTTCTATATGGACCATTCTTCTCTAACGAAATACTAATATCATGCGTAATAAGTTCATCTTTTGTAATGCCACGTTCAAACAAATAAGTAACAGCAGTTAAGGGAAACTCTTCTCGATATTTATAATCATCTGGACTTGCATGAATTGCTCTATGCAATGGGAGAGATTTAACTATTCTATTAACTGACATCTCTGGATTAACTTTATTCTCTATATGAACTCTAAAGTTTTCAATACTAGGTTCAGTTATCTGATTGGCTAATACTTTTCCACCTCTACCACACTTAAAGCAATACCATAAATTATCTAGATTAACATACAAGTGTTTACCAGTATCATCACAGTTAGGACAATTATATCTAACCTCTCTACCATTACCAGCACTTTCATGTGGCTGAGAGTTAAGCCAATCAAGAGTTATCTTCATTAGTCTTTTCTCCTAAAGCAAGTTTAAGTTGATTAGGGTTAGGAGTTGTCTCTTGCATACACTTAATAATATCATGCAATTGTGCTGCAAGATACATTACCTGCTCTCTATTTAGAGAGACCCCTTTAGGAGAGTAATTATTAAACTCATCACTTGTAATATACTCTCTAATATCCAAGAGCAATGAAGAGTTATGATACTTTACTACTCTCAGTCTGAATTCCTGTAAGGGATATTTTGGATTACGTGGAAGAGAATCGTATGCTTTAATAACAACAGGCGGACGCTTCATATTAGTTAGTCCCTTGGTTTGAATTGTCCACGATAAAATTCTTTACGACACTCAGCACTACAAAAGAAATGCCAACGCATTCTAATAACAAACTCTTTACCACATGATGCACAGTGGCGTAGAAACTCTAACTCTTTATGCTTTGGATTAAAGATGAATTTGATATAAGCTTTGACTTCATCATTAATAATCTTTTGAATAGCTTCTCGTCTGAGTTGAAGAATAGTTTTAATCACATTAGTCTCCATTAGTTATTGAGTATAAATAAAGGGTGAGATACACATTGCTTGGGATAGACTGCTAACATGCGTAGACTTATATCTATCTTGCGTTTACTGTGCATCCCACCCAATATTATTTAACTACTAATTACTCCTCATCCTCATCCTCATCCTCTTCCTCATCCTCATCTTCCTCATCACTTTCCTCATCCTCATCCTCTTCAACATCAGTATCCTCTTCCTCTTCCACATCCTCATCCTCAGGCTCATCCTTCATATTAATAACATTAGCGATAGCCTTAGACTTATTCTTAGTCCACTCCTCAAGTGCCTCTCGAACAATAGCACTAATAGAAGTGCTCAAAGCAATACAACCCAAACGCACTCGCGCGTGCAACTTCTTAGGAAGGAAAATAACAACAGGCTTATTATCCTTATTAGCCTTTGCAGCAGCATCAGAAGTAGCACCCGCGGGACGACCAACCTTCTTAGCAACCTTAGCAGACTTCTTGCTCTTGATAGCCATTTTGTTTAACCTCTGTTTAGATTAGTGGTTTACAGTTAACTACTGTTTACTTCATCCCTCCCCTACTACTATTTATTACTTCATAATTCCTCCTTTCTCCACTCGTGAGCATTAGTATGCTCTATATAGAAATTAGAATACAGACCATATTTAGCTGGTAGTCTGTATTCCAATGGCCGAGTTTTCCATATCTTACATTTACCACTTACTCTACATTTAACAGGATTACCTCTACTATCCTTTCTAGATTCATGGTAATACACATCACCAACTTTTGAGTTAACTGCAATCTCTTTAGTAATCACTTGACTTTCCTTTCTACTCGTAAGTCTTAGAAAGAATAGGTTCCCAACTATCACTCATATTCATAGCCTTAGCTATTCTGTTAGCATCAGTTAGAAAAGTACAACCGCATATCTCTCTATTTTCTTTTGTATCATACACACTCACTACTTTTAAAACTACGTTTACAATATATCTGGGACTCATTTTGTTTTTCCTTTCTGAGAAACATTTCCTCTTCAAATGCATACTCTTCCTCTTCTAACCAAATATCTTCATCATCCATTAGAATACCCTTGGAATCTTAATGAAAGAGATTCCATATTCAGGTTCCATTCCATAATCATTAGTACACTTATCTAACAACTCAGAAGCATATAGCAATGCACTCGACTTATCAGTAAACACTTTGCACCCTTTCCACATATTTCTAGCATTAGCAATAAGCACATCAGGATTAGTAGAGTAATATTTTGCTCGATACGCTTCCTGATATGCTACATGCTTTTTATCCTCTGGTCTAAGCTCATATATAGAATGATATTCTCCCTCATATTTAGAGAGAATAGGCTCGGGAGCATCTTTATCATAGTTTAGATTTTCTATAGCCTGTAGTTCTTTCACTCTATATTCATATCCACCCTGATAGCCTGTAGTATTATGAGTTTGCAGAATATAAATACCATTGTCAGCGGACATTGTGAATCTCCTTTATTTGGGTTATACGAAGTAAATGCTAATTGTTTCATTATCCTTTTCATAGACAGACGCACAGTTAAATGCGTCATTAAGATTGTGACAAATCTCATATAGATTATGAGACTTATCACCTATCAGATACCACATTTTATTTCTCCTTTCTTTTGAGTGATGTTTCTACTTACCCATAATCCCATCATTCTCACTATTTATCTCATCATCTAGAATATCTGCGATGCCTTTCGCCCATCGCATATTTTCAGTAACCTCTTTATCTTCTCTAATACTATACAGTTTATTAGTTGTGCTATCAAAAATAACACAACCATTAATATCCGTATATGTCTCACCATCATTAAGGATTACATATTTCATTTTATACATCCTCATAGTTAAGGTGAACAATAATCTCCATTGCCAGGAGAGTATTATGTTCCTCATTATCACCATCACATACAACAATGGAATAAAGAGGATCATTATGATTTTCTGGAGCATCTGTTATATATGCTTTATATTCCATGGCTTCATTCCCTAATACAGCATAATCCATTTCCATTTCCTTATGTGTCATTAATCTCCATTTTCTTTCATTTGCGATCGACATTAGACTTTCCTTTCTTCTTGGATTTGGATACCAATATCCATATTGAATAGGAGTGTTACCACTATGTACAATAGTGATAGGTCCAAACTCAATCGTTCTGAGTGAGGGAATATTCCACCCATCACTATCAATATATCTCTTGGCATACCTATGTTTATATTCCCAGCGCCAAGAAAAGAAAATCCTTGTCCATCCATATTTATGTTTCATAAGCATACTCATTTCTTTTCCTCCTTTTCTTTCTTTTCTCTTTTGAGTATGACTACAAATGATGGAGTATATCCATCACGTATTTCCTCGAATGTATAGGGACAGGGTGGATACTCTTTATTTATATCTATCATGTTTATATCCTTTCTTTTGAGGGTGTCTAGGATGCCCTAGGATTGACGCGAGGCTTCCTAGGTAGGGACAGGCTAGGTAGGGCATGGGACGCGAGCCTAGGGCAAGTGTGGCAGCGTAGGAGCGTTCCTAGTGCCCTACCCTGAGTAGCTTTCCGGGCATGACAAAACCCCTAGATATTTCACTAGGGGTTATTGTCACTACCTATTACTTATGCGAGCGGATTCTCCAACTTGGAAACCTTGTAAACCTTCCCATTTGTCTTGGGTGCTAGGAAGGCTTCCTTGGTACGTGCAATGCTCTTTTCGATAAGAGAGAAAATCTTATCGACTTGTTCATCCGTATATTCATACACGGATGTATTGGCGCATGCCCGCAATCCCTTGGAAAGCTTCAGGATTTTAGCGAGCCGCATTCCCGCTACCCTGATAAACCTAACATCAGGTTGCTTTTCCTCTTCAGTCAACGGTTTGCGGCCGCGCTTGATAATACGAGCCGCTTCCTTTGCAAGCTTGTGATTAGCCGTTGACTTCAGGTCACGGATAACGTGCGTCTTTGCCATGTTAGTATTCTCCTATATCCCTATTAGCTTCCGCATATATGCCATTTGCATAGCGGAATCCCATTAGCACCTATACATATCCCTTTCGGTATGTATGGAGGTTAGGATATAGACGCTAACATAGTGGCCATCCTATTAGGATTCTATATATCACTGTAATAACTTTAGTGTTATTACGATATATAGCATTGGCCATTGTCGGCGCTTTGTATTAGCGGGGTTTGTGCCGCTATCAGGAAGCGCCCCATATACGCAATAGGGAGTCTAACCCTTTTGCACAATCCATTAGCATTATCCCATGTAAACGGGCATCAAGTAGGTAGCGGTCAAATGACATAACCTACCTAATGGATTGTTTATCTATTCACTCGAATCTATTTAGCCTCTTACCGTAGTGGCCGTCTGCCGCGTTGGCGTTGGGCGAGCACGATAGATTCAAGCTATTCATTTATTTACTATCCCAATGGGCTTTATATAAATGAATAGGGTGCCATCTTCTCAAGGTAGTAAGGGATAGTTGTCAGGGAATCGTTAACCTTCCTAACCCCTTGAGACTCAACAAGTTACAAAGGAATAGTTTTTAGTTACTTAGTTTACATAATCATTTTATTCTAAAGCATTACTTTTAGTATTTAAGAGGGAAATGGGTTAGGAAATATGAATATAGATAGGTATATCCCTAGCTGTATATCTGTATTCATATATCCCAGAATGATATTAATAAATGAATATTCAGTAGAGCTTGAATAATCAGCTAAAGCTTAATGTTATCGCATATATGAAAATGATTGTGCGCTCATGGAATACTGATACCCGGATATGCCCAATATTATATTTAGACTCACCCCTTTACTAAGATGACTATCTAATTATGCCTAGAGTATTTTTCTTATTAAGTATATAGTATTACTTATTATTTATAGAGATATAAGGATAGGGGTAAGGGAATAGTATAAGAAACTAATAGCAGCTC